GTAAAAAGAATTTTACTTTTTCTTTACTACTTGCTGATGTACTATTGTTTATTGAACATTTAGGTAATCTTGTTACGTTAACTTTATTCAATACATTAACTATTGTGTTTCACAATTTAGCAAGTGCAATTGATCAATGGCCCACTAGATTTATCGCTCGACCTATTAGAAAATTTGCATATAGATTACAAGATGGTTCACAAAGAGAATTGTATTTAATTTCATATCCTGAATGTGAGGAGTGTAATGGTGAAAATTCACTTGGAGTACAAGGGGGATTAGGGAATAGTACAGACTATTGTGAAGTTGGTACTGCGGTAATTGTTGGGACAGATGACCAATCCAATAGATCTTTATTGGTTACGGGATACACATTTTCTAATCCAGCATCGGGAGATGTAGATGATATTTGTTATAGTGCAACAACACCATCAAGCGTAGAAAATTTTGTTTTAAATCAGGCATCATATATTATTACATACGGATTAAATGGAACCGCGTTAACAGGAACAACAATTTTTTCTTATGATAGTGGAACAAGTACACTAACATTTCAAGATACTAACGGACTTTTTCAAGAATCAACTACAATAACTATACGAGATTTAAATGCATCATCAAGTGGATCCGTCGGGTTAATACCAGTTGAAAGTGGGTGTGAATTATACGATGTACCATACGATGAATCAATTGTTTCAACGTATTATATTGGTGAAGGAAGAACACCATCATCAACATATAATCCGGGGGACGATATTACTGCAACGAAAATAACAAATAGCGGAGGGTACCAATTAATTACTTCATATGAAGGAGAATCGTTTACACCAATAACACCATCAGGATTTTCCGAATTCTCAAACGGTATTTTTAAAATGATACCGGGTTCACAAACAAATACAAGATTATTTGAAATTTTAAGAGAATATCGTAGAAGAAAGAGAGTGGGTACTCTATTTTGTGGAGGTATTGTTAATTATTCATTCATTGATAATTGGTTATCTGGTTCTTTATACTTTTTTCAATTTAAAGGTAAAAGGGGAAAATATTGTGAAGATGTTATAAGATACGTTTCATCACAAGATAGATTTTATTATAGGTCCGCGATTTATACTTCTGAATCTAATTGGGGTGGGTATAAATCCACTCAAATCGGTAGACCTACCACTATGGTTGACTTGGGGCCTAGAGATGAATTCATTAAAGAAATATGTATTGACCCAACATTAGACCCAAATTGTTCCGTTAGTAGATCAATTGGATCGACCTCATTTCAAAGTTTTGGTGAGATTTTAGGATTGGCAATAAATTATAGAATGGATGTTAGTAATAATACATTTGATATAAATAATTTTTTTGACAACGGTGGGTTTTCATATACAACTCGAGTTCTTGACGGAGATATACTACAATTAATATCTATTAATAATGAGGTTGGTATTGAGGAATTTGATTTGCAAAATCCAAGATATTTGGGTTATTCCTATCAATTTTTAGATCCCGATATAACACCTGATGTTTTTAAAAATGGAACCTCAGTATATGGACCACTACCAATAACTTTTTATTTAGATGAAGATGGTGAAAGAGTAAGGTCATGTATAAACGAACCCACACATATTGCAAATGATGGTACAACACAGGTACAGGGTAGACTTACTGAATCATCTCAAAAGGTACCATTCTTTTTATGGGATAAAGGTGGAACAGGTTTCGGTCCATACAACTCATCAACATTGGATAATCAATCATGGGATTACGGTAATATACAAGTTCAACCGTTACAAGGAATGACATACTCATACAATTTAACAGGTTCAACTGATGATTCATCTGATAAATACTTACTATTACCTATGACATATACATTTAGTGGATTGACATTGAATACTGGTAACGTTACAAACGATGTTGAATTTGATGTCATTTCAACAGGAAATACATACACAAATTATAATAGTGAATATCCGGGGTTCACTTATTTATATGTTACGGGTGGAACCGAGACTTCACCTACCGCCGGTACCCTATACACCAGATATGGTAACGCGGGTACATGGGATTCACAAGATTGGATTAATACCTATGATTTTGTTATTAGAAAAACACAAGATTATTATACAGGAAATAAACAAATACTTTCAACACCATTTATGTTCTATTTTGGATTAAAGGTAGGTAAGACTGGATTAGATAAATTCGTTGAATTATTTGGTGATAAAGGAGCATTTACATCTGCTGAATAATGAATCAAAAACAAATCATATTACCAACAAAAAGATTTGCAAATGCAGATGCTGAGGATATTGATATCCGTATAGGTTTAGATGAAGAAAAATCTCTTTTACGTGAAGGAGATAGAAATATAGTGTTAGATATTAACGAATTATTTTATAAAGAAAGAAACGAAAGTAAAAACTATAAGATACATGGTAAAATAAAAATGATTTTTAGAAACATGTATTCAGGTACAACAACATATAACCCACTGTTAAAAAATTTATATTTAGTTGGTGATGGATCTAGCGGGGAAGACGTAGGATTTTTACCGTACAATGAATTCGCTATACTTAGAAATGATGTTCTTAGAGAAGTCATAGACCCTTCATCTGTTAGTGGATCAACACTTTCATCATATTCACCATCATTTATTTTAACGGGTTATACTGGACACACTGTAATTACTCCGATAGAGGCCCCATATCATAATTGGAATGTTTATTTAAGTTATGTATATAGTGGTAATACAAATCACCCAATGATTTATACATTATCCGGTAATACCACATACAGTTTTATTTCAGGAGATGGAATACCTTTTAGAGTTTCTACAGGTTCAACATACACAACCTTAACGTCACCTGTCGAACATGGAATATCGAAAGGAGAACATTTATTATTGAGTGGACAAACTGATGTTATTTACATATCGGATGTTGGTAATGAGTTTTATAATTCTGAAAAATATGTTTTGAATATTTTAAATAACGACATACCAACAGGATTAACATTTACGAATGATAGTGTTGTAATTGGTAAAAGGTGTATTGATAAAAATAACATAACAGGAACGACTTCACAATATTATGTTCATAAACACAAAATTTTAACATCGTCAAAAGATTATATTTTAGATAAAGTTGGATTTGAATCACCTATTTGGGAGGATGAAAAGAAAATTTTATTTGAAAATGCATTACAAGAAAATGATGTTATTGTTGAAAGAAATAGAATGGAATCGGTCATATATGACTTTAAGGAACCATTTACATTAACAGGACTGACAAATAATTTAGGGTATTCACCCACAGATTTATATGTGACGGTATTATTAAGAAACGGAAATGGTTATTTTAATTATCCACCTAAAGTCGGATGGAAATTCAATTTTCACGATACTTGGTTAGATACACATTTTAGTGGTGACACATCCGAAGAAATTTCAATGGGAACTGGAACCACGATAACAAGTAACTTATCCGGTACAACATATATAGCAGGAAACATTTTAACAACAGGAACAAGTGGTTTAACAGGTGCATTTGTTGAATATAATGAAAGTGAATTAAAAGAAAGAATAATAAGTGAGGCATTTCATAAATTCACAGCACCAACCACAATTTTCGACCACGGACAAAATGATAGTTCAGTTTTTTCTGGTTCATCGGTAAACAATTTACACGGATTATATTATCAACCTTACCATAGGGTTAAAATAAGACAATTATCTCCGTATATAGAAACATCTGATACAGATGAAATAATTGATTTACCTGAAAATGTAAAATATTTTGAAAATGAAGGTGTTTGGAAATGGAGAGACTTGTATGATCAAGGATTTGTTGATCAAGATGGTTATGGGACTAATTATCCGTTCATAAACAATACACATTATATAAAACACGATATAAACTTCTATTTAAGAAATGAGAAGGATTATACGAATAAATCTGATGGTTTAAAGAAATTTGATAGTAATAATATTTGTTAATGAAAATATTAAGAAAAAATATTGACCAAAATATAATACTAAACAAAGAAGACATCTTTAAGACGGATCTTGGTTGGCAGGATAATGCTCAAGAAATGGAAAAAGAAGTTCTCACGAATATTATAAATCCTGTTCAAAATTTTGAGACTGTTAGGTATATTCATAAACCATACATAGGTGGTACAGGAATTTTACAAACAGACATATTGTTTAAATTTTGGTTTATTAGTGGTAACACTTATGTACAAGATTACGAACCTACAGGTTTAAGTGCTAGAGAAAATGCTTTAATGTTAAAACAAACAACAGAAAGTTTCTTTAGATTAGAATTTTTTAAAACCCCAAACGGAGATTCACCAAATAGATCAAATAGAAGATTGGTTTTTGCAAAAAATTTATCTCTACCATTGGGTGAAAAATACTATTATACAACCTTAAATGATTATATTTTTAAACCTGTTTTTATAGGATCTAACTATAGAAATAAGGAAAATATGTACTTGTTTTGGTTTCAAGACGATTCGGCATTAAATGAGGAAACCCTAACAGGTGATACTTTTTATATGACCGCAAAGTTTTTCAATGCCGAGGATGGGTCGATTACTGATTTTACAAATAAACCATTTATTAACGGATTTGATGAACCATCATACCTATCAAGAATAGGAACAACATCAAACCCAATTTTATTTTATCAAAGAGGAATTCCAAATCCAACACAAGAGGTTAATGAAGATAATGACATGTATTATTGTGTCAAACTAAAAAGAAACGATATTGAATATGGATATGTGTATGATATAGGGTGTAGTAATTGTTTATTTAGTGGAGGAACGGTTAGTTTAAGTACATTTACTCCCACACCAACCCCAATTATTAACGCAACCCCGACCCCAACTATTACTCCAACAATTAACGCAACATTAACCCCAACCATCACACCAACAAATACCATTACACCGACTATTACTATCACATCAACACCACTATCACCGGCGGTAACATTTAGTGTTAGTAGTGGACAGAATACTAGTAGTTCGGGAACCGGAAGTAGTACGTTTAGCCCAACGATAACAGTAACAAATGGTACCGTCACGATTAGGTTGAGTGTGACGGTTCAAACTGGTTACCAAGGAGACACAACAATAACAATACCTGGTGGAGGTAGTTTTTCACCAACCGTAGCACAAGGAGCATTAGATAGTACATTTGTTGATTTTACTCTTGGTGTTGGTACATACACTAGCGTTGTGTGGGAGGTTAATGCAATATCTGACGGGACATTTACTGTAGTAACTTCAACATTGTCACAAGTTTAAAAAATGAGAAAGAATAGATACGAAATATTAAGAAAAAACATTGTTAGTGGATCTTTAGTGTCAATAACAAGTCAAAATTGGTATGATAATAATGGTAATTTAATACCATGGTCAGGTAGTATTTACATTGGACCAAACATCGGAGACGGTATATATAATTTCACGGGTAGTGTCGATAATAAATATTCAAGTAACGTTACTGAAGGTCATTACAAATGGAACGGAACCACTTGGGTTTCAACACCATTGAGTGGATTATCTGAAAGTTATAATTTACCAATTTTCTTAGAAAGTATGGTGGATGAAATGGGTGTTATGGTTGGTTCTGATGGTGACATTGAACAAGTGGAACAATTGTGTAATTTTTCTTACACACAAACAGGAAGTACAATACAAATATATAATACCGTAAACCCGGATAAATTGAGAAAAATTGTTGAACAAACCTATACAATAAATTGGGGGGATGGAAGTACATCGGGATTAACTGTAAACGATGGTGTAATAGGTAATATTCTACCAACAATTTCACACACATACTCAACATATAGTGGATACACTATAACAATTACTTTAGATGCACCGTGGATAAGTCAAAAATTAAGTAAACAGGTTACAATACCACAAGATATAACACAAGATTTAATTGGTGAATTTATATATACGGGCACAAGTTTACCATATTTTAATTTACCTTCTGAATATTATTTAGAAAGTGGTAGAACACAAAATTATTTAAATGACTTAGAATATAACCCACCAACAGGATATACTGAATTTACTTATTTGGGGATTGGTGGCAGTAGAATTGTAGAAAAAATAGAATATGGTACGAATAGTGGTAGTACAATAACCACAGGTACAGATTCGACAGGAAATTATAGTGGATACAGTTTTACATATACAGGAAACACCACAGGAACAACTGTTGTAAATTATAGAGATTATGATGATGGAACTACACTAATAACAGGTAATACCACGGGATTTACAAAAGAGGAAATTATAAATCAAATGATAACTAGAAATGAACATTTCTTAGGATTTGTTGATGATCCCACCATTTATTCTGACATTTTTGTGGAAAGAGGAAAACAAGGTGTAATGGAAAAAACATTTAGACTCAGTGAGATAGATAATATGGGAGAATTAGATGTTTACGGAAATGGTTATTTTAAAATACGAAAACAATAAAAATTATATTTATTAATAAAAAGATATGGCAGTAGGTAGTTACGGAACAATTAGACCGGCAGATGTGTCTCCAGCTGATGCGGAAATACTTCTTCATTATGTACCAAATAGATTATCAACGGCGGAAGTAACTTTAACAAAATTATCTTCTGAAGACATTTTAACGCCAATTTTTCACAATAGTGAAACTACCACCGAAACCACGGCACAAGATACAGAATTATTAGGTGGATTATATAACTTAAAATTATCTTCTGATACTTTTTCTGATTTAGGGATTTATACATTACAAATTAGACCAAAACAAATTAGAACGTCAATCACCGACTGTGGTATTTTGGCGTCTTTACCTTCTGTTAGAGGATTAGTAATCGATTTATCAAATGTTTCCGATGAAGATAGAGGAAAATTTACTCCACAAGGATTAATTGGATATAGAATTGAATATTTGAATGACGACTCAACTAAAGTCACTAATTTTTATAGAATTGTAACCTCGTCGTTTTATTGTACTCCTGTTATTTCTAACTTAACAAGTTCAACTCAGAAGGCAATTAGATATCAATATAGTAATAGTGTTTCTAATTTATTGTTCTTAACCGTAACCCCATCATCCGCACCGTCAAGTAGACCTAATGTGGTTCCATTTATAGGTCAACCTGGACAAAATATAATATTAACAAATACATACTTCAATCCAACTACAATCGAGATTGAAATGGTTGAACATGATGCATCGACATTAGCACATGCACTTTACGGTAATCAAAGTAAAGCGGTTTCTTCTGGTATATATACCATTTATGATAACAATAACGATAACAGTATCTACAAGCAGTATAACCTATATGAAGTTAAAGACGAATTTAACGAAACACTTTATGAGGTTAGAGAAGAAAGAGCTGATATCGATGAGACATTAAACTTTGATGATATCACACAATAATGGCAAGAAGAAAAGTTCCAAGTCAGGCGGCAACTGGTGCAGAAACGTTTAGTGATAGTTTAGTTGGTAGACAAATTACCGATGGTACTAGTCAATTGACTAATACGAACTTTGCTATTGATAGATCAATTCCCGAAAGAGACTCTAAAACATTTAGGACGGGTAACTTTTCAAATTTTTTAACATTAGATGATTTACAAGACGAAAAATTCAAATCCTTAGAAACCGAAAAGGAAGAAAACAATCAAATAAAATTTAAAACATCAAAAGATGATGCAAATAAATCTTTATTTGGTTCTCTAAAAAATAGAGTTGGAGTTTCAGTTAAAAACATAATACAAAAATTTCCTGCAGCTATTTTAATCGATAAAGATAGTACTACAAGGCAATCTGATTATACTGCAGAAAATATTACATTTGATATTAGTTTAAATAATACACAATTTGAGGTTGATTTTGGTAGATTATACAACCCATTTGATGTTTTATTTATTAAACCGAATAGTCAAGTCGACCCAAACCAAACTAATACATTAAGAAATTTTTATTCTTCATATACAAAATATGTCATAGAAATTAGTGGTGTTACTTACGACATTATAAATTATACCGAACCAAATACTGATAATAGAATTGTATTAAAAGTAGTTGGTAAACCATTTGGGCCATCAATAAACTATAATGAAAATATATTATTAAAACCAAATGACGGTTTAATTGAAGATTTTTTTAGTGGATTAGATGATTTAGAACAATGTTTATTAGATAGAGACACCAATCCAAAATACACAGCAACATTTAGTGTACCAAAAGATAGTTTAGATCAATCTGAAACAATACTATCTGATGTGGAGGTATCATGGCCAATTTCTAAAGACGGTTGGAATTTGAAAATTGTTGGATTAGAATATGATTTATATATACAACAACTTTCTGGATTATCAGAAGAAGTAGACGACTACAAATCTAACTTATTTGTTAGATTTATGTCTTCACCACAATTATTTGAATTTGATACCGAAGACAAAAAAACAGAAGCAATATTTCAACTGTATGGTCATAGTTTTGACAAAGTAAAAAAATATATTGAAAATATTGCTTACATGAGAAATGTAAGTTATGATACTATAAATAATTTGCCTGATGTTTTATTAAAAAATCTAGCAAATACGTTAGGTTTGTCTACTGTAAATTTATTCAACGAAAAAAAATTAGAAGAATTATTATTCACAAAACAAGATACACAATATTCGGGTTTAACAAGTGGTAAAAACATTATAGATGCTGAATATGAATTTTATAGAAGATTACTTGTTAACTTATCACACATTTATAAATCAAAAGGAACTCGACAATCAATTGAATTCTTTTTAAAATTTTTAGGTGCACCTGAACCATTAATCAGGATAAACGAATTTATATATCAAGTTACATCATTACCAAAATCATTTGATTTAGACGGTGACATTTATGATGTTATTTCGGGTACAAGAATATACAATGTAGCAACATTTAATGAAACAGAATTTACCTATAGTATAACAACAACAACAGGATCAACAACTTTTACTTCTACATCATATCCTGTTGAAGAGGGAACAAAACTCCCTAAAACCGCATATGATGAAGCGTCAAATACTTTTTTCCAAAAGGGTGCTGGTTGGTATGATATAACATTAGACCACAGATCGGTGGATATTATAGACGACGAAAATTCTACATTAACCGGAAGAACTAAAACAATTAAAACTAAAAATAAGTCATTCACATATGGTGAAGATTATTTTGATGTTTATAGAAATTTACCTGGTTTAGATACTGGTTATGATATTGTTAGTAAACAAGACAACCAACAAAGAAAAATTGTTGATGATAGTTCACCATTCATATTCAATAGAAAGAATATTGAAGTTTACTTATCATCTGCTAATGCAATTAACTATGATATTTGGAGAAAATCTAGAGAATTAGAAATATCATTTGGTAGTGCAACATTAGAACCACAGACAGGAATTACTTTTATTGAATTTATTAGTAAAACATTAAGTAACCAGATTACTAATTCACATTTAATAAAATACAAGAAAAATTACATAAAACTTGAAGATATATACCAAGACTATGTCACATCTACTCAATTTACACCATATAATTTTCCAGATGTAAATGAGTTTATTGTTAAAATGGGTCCATATTGGACACAAGTTTTGGATCAAATCATACCATCTACAACTTTGTGGACAGGTGGTAATTTAATTGAAAATAATGTTTTTGGTAGACCGAAATACAAATATATCAAACCATGCCAACCAGTAGAAATAATTGAAGAATTGTATCCGGACTTCGAATCATTAATTAATGAAATTGAATCCGATGTAAGTGATTCGGAATATGGTGATATTGGTATTACGGATACAAATAAAAACGGATCAATAAGATTTTTTCCAGCGTTTGAAATTGATGGTGTAACATATTCAGGTGAAACGAATAATACAGATCACTACGCTTTACTAAGTGGATGTACAACTGTTTCAGGTATCGCAGCACAATTATATAATGAATGTCTACCCGATATGTCTGATTTCAGTTTAAATCCTGACATAGTTGAGTTACAATCTTTGTGGTTGACTGCTACTGAAAATGTTATTGATTATATAAATGAAAATTCACCATTTGAAATACCCAATACTATAACCAATTCAACAGGAGGAACAACTGGTTATACTACAATTGATATTTTTTCTCATGAAATTTTTACAGATGAATTTGGTGTAAAGAAAATAAAATTTAAATCATATAAGTATGGTTATAACGATTGTACTATTGGTGATTTACTCTTTAAAGTAATTTCAATAGAGTACAACGGACCCGCTTATTGTGATTTTAGTGGTGGAACGGCAAATGAAGTTGAGTACAATTGTAATTTTAGTGGTGGAACCGCAAATGAAGTAAGCGGGACTCCAACTCCAACCCCAACAATAACTCAAACCATCACACCAACGTTAACCCCAACCCCAACATCAACAATTACACCAACGTTAACTCCAACCCCAACATCGACAATTACACCAACGTTTACGTTAACACCAACTATCACTGTTACTCAAAGTGTAACACCTACCCCAACCCCAACCCCAACTCAAACTATTACACCAACATTTACTATAACACCAACATTTACTATTACACCTACTGTAGATTGTGACTTCACTGTTGATGTAACCTATGTTGCTCCAACCCCAACTCCAACCCCAACTCCAACTAATACTATTACCCCTACGTTCACCATTACACCAACCATAACACCAACATTCACTATTACACCAACATTAACACCTAACTGTGATTTCACAGTTCAGGTAAATTATATTGCACCAACTCCAACACCGACATCAACTCCAACTCAAACTATTACACCAACATTTACTATTACTCCTACAATAACACCAACATTTACTATAACCCCAACTTTAACACCTGACTGTGATTTTACAGTTAGTACTGATTATGTTGCACCAACACCGACTCCAACACCAACACCAACGTTGACCATTACACCAACATTTACTATTACACCAACTAATACTATTACACCAACTTTTACACAGACTTTAACACCAACATTTACTATAACCCCAACATTAACACCAGCATGTGACTTCACTGTTGATGTAACTTATATTGCACCGACCCCAACACCAACCATTACACCAACCATTACCCCAACTAACACTATTACTACAACTAATACAATCACCCCTACATTTACATTAACTCCAACATTAACACCTACCCAAACTGTAACTCCGACGTTCACCATAACGCCGACACAAACTATAACACCAACTAATACTATTACACCTACACAAACTATAACACCAACTAGTACCATTACACCTACATTTACATTAACGCCAACCATAACACCAACACTAACACCAGCTTGTGATTTCACTGTTGAGGTTACATACATCGCACCTACACCAACCCCAACCGTAACCCCAACATTTACATTAACACCGACATTAACCCCTACCCAAAGTATTACGCCAACTAATACTATTACACCTACTCAAACTATAACACCAACTATAACGCCTACCCAAACTATTACACCAACTAATACTATTACACCTACCCAAACTGTAACACCAACGTTTACATTAACACCGACATTAACACCAACTCAAACAATTACTCCTACACAAACTATAACACCAACATTTACATTAACACCAACCATAACACCAACATTGACACCAGCATGTGACTTCACTGTTGATGTAACTTATATTGCACCGACTCCAACACCAACCATTACTCCTACATTTACATTAACCCCAACATTAACACCTACCCAAACTATAACACCAACTAATACTATTACACCTACCAGAACTGTAACTCCAACAATTACACCAACACAAACAATTACACCAACTAATACAATAACACCTACTCAAACTGTAACGCCAACCTTTACATTAACACCGACATTAACACCTACCCAAACTATAACACCAACACAAACGATTACACCTACTCAAACTATTACACCAACCATAACTCCAACTTTAACACCAGCATGTGATTTCACAGTTCAGGTAAATTATATTGCACCAACTCCAACTCCTACTATAACACCAACATTTACATTAACACCAACTTTAACTTTAACACCAACACAAACAATTACCCCGACGATAACTCCAACGTTTACAATTACACCAACAATTGATTGTTCATTTGAAGCATCATTTACTGAATATTTACCCTCGGTAACACAAACACCAACTATTACTCCTACAATGACGATTACCCCAACACCATTACCGATATCGGGATTAACTTGGACAACATTTACAAATACAACAGGATTTACTCAGTGCTCTGATGCTGGGTGGACTATATCTAATTTGAATCAAACAATTAGATATGATATATCTGACTCGCTTAACTGTGGAGGTACGTGTAATCAAGTTCAGATAGGATGGGCGGAAGCAACAATTACGGTTGGACCACAAAATACTAATATGTCATTAGACTTTAGTGGTATTGCGGAATTACAAGATAGTAATTTTGAAAACATTCTATTTAAATTAGATGGTACCCAAGTTGCTAAGGCAACATCACAAGACTTAAATCAAGGATGTGCAATGGGTCCCGTGATAAAAACATTTACTGTTCCATCACCATATCTACTATTGGCTGGAACAACACACACACTTAGAATTGAGTTTACAACTAATGATGCATTATATCACGTAAATTCATATTACCAAGTTGAATTAGGATTTAATACAGTATAATTAATATAGATGGCAAGATATTTTCACATATTGATAACAGGAGGGACGTCACCAGGACCATATTCAGTGTATTATGATTCAGTGAATCCTTCTAACTACGCCACTAGAGTTAGTACAAATGATAATGCGTCAGGAATTACATATAGTGATATAACAACAAGCCCAGGTGTTGATGTTTTCGTACCTGATAGTACTGTTAATGTTATTTTATATAATGAATCATGTTTCACTGATATTACATTCTACGCTCCAACTCCAACCCCTACCATTACACCAACATTCACATTAACACCGACATTTACATTAACACCAACTCAAACAATTACACCAACACTAACGCCAACCAGAACTATCACACCTACACAAACAATCACCCCTACACAAACTTTAACACCTACATATACACAAACTATTACACCAACATTTACTATAACCCCAACATTAACACCAGCATGTGACTTCACCGTTAATGTAACTTATATTGCACCAACTCCAACTCCTACTATAACACCAACATTTACTGTAACACCAACCTTAACTTTAACACCAACTAGAACTGTAACTCCAACAATTACACCAACTAGAACGATTACACCTACACAAACTTTAACACCAACACAAACCATTACACCAACTAGAACAATTACACCTACACAAACTATTACTCCAACCATAACACCAACTAGAACCATTACACCAACTTTAACACCAGCATGTGATTTCACAGTTCAGGTAAATTACATTGCACCAACCCCAACCCCAACCATTACTCCTACAATCACACCAACTAGAACTATAACACCAACTATTACACTAACACCTACTAGAACCATAACACCAACACTAACACCAACCAGAACGATTACACCCACACAAACCCTAACACCAACCTTAACACCAACCAGAACAATTACACCTACCCAAACTATAACACCAACATTTACTCTTACCCCTACTAGAACTATTACCCCAACACTAACACCAACCAGAACTATTACACCTACCCAAACTTTAACACCTACTAGAACTTTAACGCCAACAATTACACCAACATTAACACCAGCGTGTAACTTCACAGTTCAGGTAAATTATATTGCACCAACTCCAACACCAACCATTACTCCAACTTTAACACCAACTAGAACAGTCACACCAACTATAACAATCACACCTACTAGAACCATAACACCAACTATAACTCCAACCAGAACTATTACACCTACACAAACTATAACTCCAACCAGAACCATTACCCCAACAATCACTCCTACTAGAACTATAACACCAACGTTTACAATAACACCAACTCAAACTATTACCCCAACTAGAACCATTACTCCAACAATCACACCAACTAGAACTATAACACCAACTATAACTCCAACCATAACACCAACAATAGCACAAATTACAGGAACAATTTCTCAAACAAATATTTCATGTAATGGTGGTAGTAACGGTTCAATAACGGTTTCAAATGTTACGGGTGGTAGTGGTGCACCGTATTCTACTAAACTAAATGCGGGTGGAACTTATCAAGTTTTAACAACTAGTAGAACATATAGTTCGTTAGCCTCTGGTGGTTATACAATTTACATAAAAGATAGTGCGGGTGCGGAAAGAACATACTCCGTAACATTAACACAACCAACAGCACAATCTGCAACATTAACCGTCACTCAAAATGATAGTGGTTCATGTACAGGACAAGTTCAAGTTTCATCAAGTGGTGGGGTTTATCCAAAAACATATAAATTATATCTTGATTCAAGTGCACCATATACAACTTGCGGTGGAACACTTGTAACAACAATTACAGGAGTAACCGAAGCGGCAGCAACACAAACAATTTCAGATTTGTGTGCTGGTGGTTATTGTGTTGAGGTCACAGATGCAAATGGTTGTATAACAAACAGTGGTGTTACTGAATTAATCAGTACATCAGGTTTTGTAACATTATCAGTGAGTGTAAGAGATTTGGGTGTAAATCCGGTAACAATTGATTTACTTTATCAAATTGGTGTAGGTAGTACATTTTCATTAGTTGCGGGGACAACATTTAATAATTCTTGTCAAAGTAACATCGGATCAATTACAGGATTAACAAATGGAGATACTGTAACATTCTCAACAGGTAACACGGCACCAATTAATGGACAATCAGGAACAGGAAACTGTCCAGCATTTGCGGGGTCAAATGGGTTATACACATACACAATTACACAATCAAGCGGAACCGAGGGGGTTTCATTAACAATCGACACAGACAGTCCTTTATAATAAAACGATAAAATAACCTATATATTTATTTTAAAAAATGATATATTTATTTAAAAGATTAAACTTAAAAAACTATGGCGTATAACGTATTTTTTACAATATCAGGAGCAGGTTCAGATACCGGCCCATTTAACATTTCAGGTACCACTAATACAGGTACGGTTGTTTTAATTCAAAGTAATGTCGCAAAGGCAACTTTGGAAGGTGGTTATGAAGTAACTATTTCGAATGATAATATTACGGGAGGAACAATCCAAAGTGTTGGCACTTGTACAACATCACAACCGTGGGAAAAACCATCTATGTGGTTGTCAGTTTATGCTAGAGATGTAAACGCGGGAGGTGCGACATTAACCTATGCTGTAAGTTCTGATGGTATTAATTACGGAGTTCCAGAACCTATTCCAGATACTATACCATCTACATGTCAAAACTTTTATACGATAACAGGATTGGTTCAGGGTGACTATGTAAAATTTGGAACAACTAGTAGTCACGTTATGAGTGGAGCAGATAACACCACATCATGTCCAACACAATCTGGTAGCAACGTGGAATATATAACAACAATTAACACACCATCACCTGACTCTGTTGCGATTACAATTAATAGTGGTATCACACCATAACAATAAAGATTTTTTATTATAAAATACCCCTTTATTTAAAGGGGTTTTTTGTTTAAATTTTTATTATTGATATTTATAATAATAAAAAATATAAAATAATATTTATACGATATGGCTAATATTAATGTAGAAGTGGATTTAGGGACGGTTGGTTCCGATATTACAGGATACACCGTATCCATTTCTGGTTGCACTGGAGGATCTTGTGGTAGTGGATGTTCAAGTTTGTCACCATCACAATTTAATGTAGATGATTTTCCGCAAATAATTAGTATTCCCGACAATACAGTATCTTTATTTGTCTTAGTTGATAGTGGACCGTGTTCAGGAACAACACAATGTATATCAGTAAACATCGTTACACCAACACCAACTGTTACGATTACACCAACATTTACACCAACTATTACACCAACCGTTGAAGACGTGGTAACACCGACTCCAACTGGAACTATAACACCGACTCCAACTAGAACTATAACACCAACATTAACAAACCCTGTTATATATACATTTAGTTTAGGATACAACGTTAGTACTGGAATCGATGCTTGTTCTGATTTCTTCAGTAGTCCAACAAACTACTACTCGTATAACCCACCACCGTTAGTTAACGGAACTATTTTATACACAGGAAGTACATACCCATTAACAGGAAACGCTATAACAGGTTATTATTCTGATGGAACTAATTATGGTTATGTGCCAGGAAATAGTGGTGTGATTACTGATTTAGCATCATGTCCAACGGTTACTCCGACCCCGTCAATTACACCAACCGTAACACCACCAATTTTAAATGAATTTTACATAGCTTCTCCTGTGGATAGAAGTTTAACCGGAACAACATATTGTTCTAGTCCGGGATATGTTATGTCTGGAGTGGTACTATCAGAATCTTCAACAATTTCGGGAATGTTATTTAATCCAATATATGATTCTAACGGTGATCCATTCATTGGACCAGGATCCCCATATGCGTATGCAATTAGTACCATACAATCTCAAAACACATTTGACCTTGGAGCGTGGAATTGGATTGAAATAGACTCAATGGGAGTTGTTACTGATGTGGGATTACAATCATGTAGTGGTGGAGGTGGACCAGTATAAAATAAAATTATATTTATAACATATGAGTTTTTTAGATAGTAATAATTCAGAGTTTTTATCCGCAAGAATAACCCAAAAGGGAAGAAATTCTATTGCCAAGGGTAACTTCAATATCGAGTATTTTCAAATAGGTGATTCTGAATTTGATTACAATTTGATTTATTCAGGATTAACAGGACAAACAACACATCAAAAAGTTTTATCACCCGTTGATAAAGAGACGGGAGTTAAATATCCATATAAGATAAGTTCATCAACAAGTGGAACAACCTATGGAACACCGGTTGATAGATCATCAACAGATACAATTAGAAATATAATGGGACCTGCTGGTTTTGTTTCTGAATATAATGAATTTGTCTCTTGTACAGGAATATCTACAACAATACAATGTGAAACACAAGTTATTGACATTACATCTTTAACAGGTGGTACTTCTATTCAAGTATTAACAGGAACAAGTTTTAATGAATGTGAATACATCACAGTTGTATTTGATGAATTTTGTACCACAACAAGTGCAATCTCAGGTAATTCAAGTAGTTTAATTTATAAAATAGAAAGTGTTTCAGGTAATACATTAAATTTAGATAGAAATACTCCAAACTTCACAGGGTTAACAGGAAATATACAAGTAGTATGTAATAAATGTGAAATAGAATATCCAGCAAGTGAGGCGGTAGATGGATGTTTACCATATCCGGTAGATAATTTGGATCAACAAAATCCATGGACCCTAAACATAGTGTGGGGACAGAAACCAATTGGGTCTGATGTTGGAACAACAAATGAAAGTTTATCAGGTTATATGGGAAACAGATTTATTTCCACAAAAGAATTCTTAGGTTACACATCAACAGGACAAACTTTTGAAAATTTAACAGGAGGTACAATAACAGGATTTAGTTCTACAAGCGTTGGTACTGGATTTAAAAACTCATTTAATGAATTAGTCGAGGTAACACCAAAAGAACAAAGAAGTATTGCAATTATACATTATTCCGAGTTAGGAGACTTAATTAATGAACCTGACAGATTTTACAAATATGATGATTATATCAGTTATGATAGTGGTGAATTAGTTTCATTAGCTGTAGATAGAGACGATAATGATATAACAGACTCAGAATACTTCGAAGTTTATATTCCATTCATATACTATCATAGAAATACTGGTTCAACATATGGAGCAATTTTCTATATGGATTCTACCGATTATTATATTAGATCCACAAAAAATGATAGGCACGATTTATTATTTAGATATCTAATTGATGAACAAGGTAATAAAGTGGGTAAAGTATTTCCTAAAAATAAAATAGTCGTTTTTGATGACCAAGAATTAGTTGCGGTATTAGATTATAGAAGTAATAGAAAATACACGTTAGGTGCACCAAAAGTAACAGCGGTACCAAGTAATAATGTAGTTGCAAATTCGATTATTAGTGGTACAACAGGTCAGACTTTTTACATTACATACATGTTGTCTGAAACAGATTCAACGACATCATCACTCAATACGTTACCATCAAATTACTATGTTAAACTTTCTGTTAATAATACAGGTGACACTTCATATCAAACAGTAACATATCCTTCAGATATAAATGTTAGGTTTAGTGGTAGTACATTTGATTTCTTTAGTAGTTCAGGATTTTTAACCGAACTAAAACCCAAACGTTTCTATATCTTAATACAAGAAACAACTGAAAATACTGATAGATTACCAAACTCAGATGATTGGAAAATAATTGATTATACTACAGAGGCTGGTGGTTCATCATTATCTGGTTTAACTGGTACAACTTTCACAATCAGTTATAGTGATTTTACAGGTGCAACAAGTTTTGATTTGGAAACATTTATGGGATCAAATTATTTACTAACAGGAACAACAACAGACTCACAATTTGGTGACGAACAACCTTTTCCTGGTAGTGTTAGGCTTGTAAGAGCGTCGGATGTGGAACAAATGAACTTCTTAGTTAATTTACCGTCGGGTACATTTGAGACAACACAAAATCCCACATACACATCAGGTAGTAAATATATTACCGAAATTGCTTTATTGAATTCAAATAAAGAAGCGTTAGTAAAAGGTAAAACCGCAATTCCAGTTAAAAGAGAAGGAACACAAGTTTTTTCACTTAGATTAGATTTTTAATATTTACTTATCAAAAAATATTACTTATATATTTTGATATGAGCATAGATATTAAATTTAAGAACAAACCAAAGATTTTAGGATTGGACATATCAACCAAAACCATAGGATTTGCATTATTCGACATTACGGGTTCAAAATTACTTGAACTTACTCATTTTTCCCCAAAAATAAAACCGCAACCTGAGGATAAGATTGAAGAGTTAATCAAAAAGGCGGATACATTTAAAAAACATCTTGAAGGTTATAAGGATATGGGGATTACAAGAGTTATCATTGAGGAACCCCTATTACAATCTAATAACATTTATACAGTTGGTACACTTTTAAGATATAACACCTTAATTTTAAAAAATTGTTATGATATTTTAGGAGTTTTACCAACGTTCATATCTACTTATAATGCAAGAAAATTTGCATTTCCTGATTTAGTTGGTAAAAATGATAAAAATAGAAATGTTTTATTTGGGGGATACCCAAAAGATATAGATAAAAAACATGTTATTTGGGAACATGTAAATTCAGTTTGTTCTGATGTTAATTGGTTATACGGAAAAACTGGTAACCTTAGAAAAGAAAATTATGATATGGCTGATGCTGCAACTGCGGTAATTGGTTATATTAATATGATAAAAGAAGAAAAAACATTTAAATAATTTTTTTTTAAAATTATTTATGTTATATTTATTATTGTAGGACGGGACGTGTAGAAATACATGTTTAGTTGGTTCCCCGGGGAGTGGTGTACCCGGGGATTTTTTTTTGCAAAATTTTTTTCCTATATTAATAATTAACTATGATGGAAAAGGAAATAGATTACTCGGGCGTTGTGGATATCTTGGAAGACATTTTTGGTGATTATAAATCCCATAATGACTACCGAGGACAAATTTCTTTTGATTGTCCTGTCTGTTCATATGAAATAAAAGGATTAGAAGATGGTGACGGAAAAGGTAATCTCGAGATAAACTATAAAAATAGTGTTTATAAATGTTGGGTATGTGCAGAATCACATGACACATACGGGTCATTATTTAAACTACTCAAAAAGTACGGAACATCTAAACAACTTAAAAAATATCAGTTATTAAGACCTGAAGATGTTGACTCACCTAAAAGAGTCTATAAACAAATAAGACTACCAAAAGAATTCATACCATTTAAAAATGCTAGTGTCGGTTTAAAATTAACACCACAATTTAAACAAGCTTGGAGTTATATTAAAAATAGAAATATTACCGAAGAACAAATAGAGAGATTCAATATTGGATTTTGTCATGAAGGTTTATATGAACATAGAATAATTATTCCATCTTACGATGGAGATAATAATTTAAATTATTTTATTGCTCGTTCATACTTGAGTAAGACAAAAATGAAATATAAAAATCCAGAAGTGGATAAGGAAAGTTTGTTATGGAACGAACATTTAATAAATTGGGACGAACCAATCTTTATTGTTGAAGGGGCTTTTGATTCTATATTTTTAAATAATTCAATTCCAATGTTGGGAAAATATATGACAAAAAACCTTTTTAATAGACTTTATGATTCGGCTAAAAAGATTATAATTGTTTTAGACCCAGATGCGTGGATTGATGCTGAAAAATTGTTTCATAAATTAAATTGCGGAAAATTAATGGGTAAAGTTTGGATAGTTAAATTAGAGGGTGATAAAGATATTGCAGACTTAAAAGGTGATTTAAGTCAGCACGAAATAAAACAATTAGATTAATGAATTTAAAAGAAATATCAAAAGAGATAAATGATTTATTAGAACAAAGAAGAAATGAATTAGATATAACTTTTGTTGAAGAAGAACACATATATTACATGAGAGATACTGATGGTGTTTTGAGAAAAACATTTCCATCTGTATCTAAATTAATTAAAAAGTTTCATAAACCATTTGATGCTGAGGGTACAGCACTTAGAATGTGCAATGGTGATCCAGAGTCCGCTGCTCAATTACAAGAACAATGGAAACAACTTGGTAATTACGCAACTAATATGGGTAGTAGAGTTCATTTTGAATTAGAAATTGAGGCAATTAATAGAAATGGAAATTACAAAGATGTTAGACAACCCATATTTGAATGTGACGATGCTCAATTAACTAAAAGTAATAGTATGATTGTTGCAGGTAAACAATTTCTATCACTAATGGAAGAAAGGGGTGCTGTTTTATTAGATACAGAAATAGTACTCGGAGATAATGAACTAGGGTATACTGGTCAACCTGATAAATGTTGGTTAATGTTAAATAAAGAAAAAACTGACTTTGGTTTAGTAATAACAGATTGGAAAACAAATCAACCCAAAAATTTCGAAATACAACATTATACGGGTAGAATGTATTCGCCATTTAATGAGTATCACGACACCGCATTGGGTCATTATTATTTACAATTACCATTTTATGCTAGGTTAATATTGAAAATGTTAAAGGGTACAAAATATGAAAATTTAAAATTATTAGGTTGTGTAATTGTTTTATTAAAAGAGGATGGCACGTATATAGAATATAAAGTACCTCAAAAAGTCAATAAAATGGTAATGGATTTAGATTTAACAAAATATATAAGTTATGGTAAAAAGAATTATACATATCGCTGATATTCATATAAGAACGTTTCAATTACATGAATTATATAAGGAACAGTTCAATAAACTTATCACTGAATTAGGTAATAAAGTTTATGAATGGGCAGAAGAAGGTGTTAATTGGGATGAGATAAGAATTGTAATTGCTGGAGATATTGCGCATCAAAAAATTAATATTTCTAATGAACAATTAATGTTAACTAGTTGGTTTATTAAAAAATTGACTGACTTTGGTAAAGTTATTATTATTCCTGGTAATCATGATTTTTTAGAAAACAACACACAAAGGTTAGATAGTATAACACCAGTTGTAGAGTTACTTAATAGTCCCCATATTAATTATTTAAGGGATAGTGGACCTTACATTGATGATAATATTCAGTGGGTGGTTTATTCATTATATCAACACAATGAAAGACCTAAATTTGAAAGACAATCCGGTAAGTTTAATGTTGGATTGTTTCATGGGGTAATCCAAGGAATGTCCACAGATGTTGGGTTTAAATTTGAAGATGGGTATGATAGTTTAAATTTTGTGGATTTAGATTTACTATTATGTGGTGATATTCACAAAAGACAACAATTCAAACTTCCAAACGGAGGCAAGGGAATTATGATTGGTTCATTGATTCAGCAAAATTTTGGTGAAACCGTAAAACATCATGGATATGGTATGTATAATGTTGAAACAGATGATTATATTTTTTATGATTTAGAAAACGAACAACCATTTTTACATTTCTCAATTAAAGATATAACAGATATTGAAAAAGAAAAAGAAGAATTAGTAAACTTAGGATAATATGAAAATTAGTATAATATATCCAACAAGAAAAAGATATGATTTATTTGTAAAATCAACCGATAGTCTAATTGAAAATTGTTCAGATTTAAACAATTTAGAAATATTGGTTGCAATGGATGATGACGATATTGAAACTATTGAAAAAACAAAAAAATACATTATCAATAAACCGTTTATTAAGTTGTTTGTATCGGAAAGACATTTCTATAAAAACTTAAATCTATATGTTAATAGTGCGGCTGAAGTTGCAACAGGTGAGTTTTTATTATTATGGAATGACGATTGTATTATGGAATCAAAAAATTACGATTTAATAATGGATAAATATAAAAGTCAATTTGTTGTTGTAAATCCACTTGTTGTTAATCATGAAGAATATTGTAGAAAAGATAATCAAATGTTATTCCCAATTATTCCTAAAGAATGGGTTAACATAACAGGAAGGTGGTCTAATAGTGGTGCTTGTGATAGTTGGGTTCAAATGATAAGTAATGAATTAAATTTATCTATTTATGAAGACGATATTAAAATTTTTCATGATAGATATGATTTAACAAAAAATAATCATGATGAAGTTTATGAAGAATCTTGTTTAGATAAAAATTATATAGCGTTTCATAGTTTTTTTACTGACGAAAAACATAAAGAAAGGATGGAGGATTTAGACTTAATTAAAGACTATCTAAACAAACAAACACAGAGTGAGTAATTTTAAAAATAAAAAAACATTAAATTTAGATAATGAATTTATACAATATTGTGAAATAAACAATATTAAGGATGTTGATAAACTTGCAAAACAGACATTTAATAATGGGTTTTCATTATTAAAATATCCTGACACACCGATTAAATCAACTAAGGAAAAAATAGTAGAAAAAGAAATTATTAAAGAGGTTCCAGTTGAAAAAATTGTTGAGATTATTAAGGAAGTAGTGGTAGAAAAGATTGTTGAAAAAGAAGTCATCAAAGAAGTGCCAGTTGAAAAGATTGTCGAAGTAATAAAAGAAGTACCCATTAAGGTTAAGGGAGATAAACAAATTATTACAAAAGAAGTCATCAAAGAGATTAAAGTTGAAGTACCTGTAATAAAAGAAATAGTAAAGGAGGTAATCAACACAAAAGAAATAGATGAATTAAGAAAAGAAAACGAAAAATTAAAAAATGAATTGGATAAAATAAATCAATCATTAGATAGATTTAATAAAGCAAAATACATGAAGAATAGTGACTTAGGTAGTTTGTATTCTGAATAAAATTACGTATATTCTTATAAAATATAAAATTATGGAGATATTGTTTTTATGGGTGCTAGCAGCATATGGTATGACAAACATTTTAGTTTGGGGTTCAATTTTTGAAAAATTTAGAGAGTGGATTGTTAAACATTCTAAATTTTTTGGTGATTTAATCACCTGTACACTTTGTACATCCACTTGGGTTGGGTTTTTTATGTCACTTGTATTAGGTGGGTTAACAATTACTTTTATACACACTCATTGGTTAATCGGTTTATTTTTTGACGGAATGTTTACCGCGGGTTCAGTTTGGGCTGTTAACGCAATAATTGAGTTTTTTGAAGAAAGTAGATTAAACAATAAATAATGCCATTTTTAAGAGGCACTAGTTTTAATGATGGACCTGTTAGACAGGCGGTCATTAATTTCTTCAGTAAAAAATTTAAATTGTTGTTAAATGAAACACCACATGAAATGAGGGTGATAGATTTAACAGGATCCACTAAAACACAAATTGGAGTTGAAGTTGAGGGAGGAGGGTGGTCCGGTGGATTTTGGGAAAATGAAAAATATTCACTAATTTCAGGTTTACCATTTAAGACTATAAACATACCAATTAGAAAAGAAAAATATTGGTTAGATGAATACTATTTTTATGGAAAACTTAAGGTAAACCCAACATCTAAAAACAATATTTTCGTAAGGTCAAATAAAGACTTTACACAAATGATTGTTATTAGACCTGAAACAATAAGAGACCAAAAAAAATTAATTAGAACCAAGTTTCAACCTAATAATAGTGATGAAGTCGAAGAATGGTTATCATTTAGAAAAGAACACGTAGAAACCTATAATTTAAAAGAGGGCAAATGGGTCCTTGATAAAAATCATGAAATACAATAATCCATTTATTAAAGTTACTTGGGAAGATAACCCTGAAAATTTCACTCCTGAAAAAATCAGAAGAGTTAAATCTTATTTTCAAGACAAATATAAAACCAAGTCAATACAGGTCATCACCAAAAGTTTGATAGATAAATCCAATATTAAATTGGAATCATTGGAGGCATCTGATAATATATTGGATCAACAATATCAAAAAAACTTGATGAAGGATTTCATCAAAGAAAATAACATTACAACTAAATGGGAACTATTAGATAGATTAGATAATAGGGTTAATGGTGAAATCGATAAACTAAATGAAAACAAAGTTAGATATAACAAGTGGTATGTAAAAAAAATACAATTTTCTAATTTTTTATCATTTGGGGATGGTAATGAAATTGATTACACTGAATTAGATGGGATTACAGTAATTGAATCCACACCTAAGAATTTTGGTGGTAAATCTACATCGTCTGTTGATCTCCTAATGTTTTTATTTTTTAATTCTACAACGAAAACAAAAACTGCCGGAGAAATCTTTAATAGATTTACTGATAAAGACGAAGTCTTAGTCAAAGGTGAGATAACAATAGATGGTGATGATTACGTTATCGAAAGAAAACTTGTACGTAAAAAAACAAAACAAGGTGAATACAATGTAAGTAGCAAACTTGAATTTTATAAAAAGAAACCAGATGGAACAATTGAGAATTTATCTGGTGAACAAAGAAGAGAAACTGAAACTTTTATTGCCTCTGCTATTGGTAGTGAAGAGGATTTTCTATCAACAATTATGACCACGGGTAATAATTTAGAACAATTGATAGAATCAAAACCAACAGCAAGAGGTCAGATTCTAACCAAATTTATGGGTCTTGAAAGTTTGAGAAATAAGGAAGAAATTGCAAAGGGAATTTATAATGAATGGAGTAAAAAATTAGTATCAAACACATACAACATAACACAACTAGAAATTGATAATTCCAATTATCGAGATAGTATCATTAATTCAGAAAATGAAATTGAGAGATTTAATTTAGAATTAAAAAGGTTAGATAAACATTTAAAAGAATTAGAAAAAAGAAAGGATGATGTTTTAAGTTCTCGTAATAATGATATTGACCAAGACTTAATTAAAACTAATCCGGTACTACTACAAAGAGAAATTGATGATTTAATTTCACAAAAAAATGTTAGTAAGAAAAACGCCGATAGTGTTGATGTAAAAGAACCATCTAAATATTATGATGAAGATGAACATAAAGAACTTAGGGATGAAATGTCAAAACTTCAGGGTATTGATGTTGCATACAAATATGAAAAATCTGACAAAGAAAAGTTAATTAAACAATTAACAGAAGGGTCTATTTGTCCTACTTGTAAAAGAGCGTTGGATGACGTTGATCATAGTGATGAGATTGATAGAATAAAAAAAGAAATCGAAGACATTATTAAAGAAATTGAAATTAATCAGAATCAATATGATGAATTAAAAAAACAATCTGAAGGATACGATTCTTTAAAAGGTGAGTTTGAAAATTACGAAAGAAATAAATTAAGAAAGGCTAGATATGAATTAGAGGTTGATCAAAAACAATTTGAGGTAGAATTAAAACAAACAAAACTTAATAATTACGATAGTAATAAAAAGAAATTAGAAGATAATCAAAAGATTGATGCTGAAATTGTAGCCTTGAGGTCGAAAATTGAGACCGCAAATGCCGACATTAGAGTTTCAAATAACTCTATTGAAAAACACAGGGGTAACATCATCAGTATGAATGAAAAAATAAAAATCAACGAAGAATTAATCACCAAAATTCAAGGAGAAGAAGAACTGTCATCGGTTTTCAAAACATATTTAACAATATATGGTAAAAATGGTATCTCAAAAATCATCATGAAAAATATGATACCACTATTAAATCAAGAATTATATCGTTTATTGGTGGATAGTTGTCATTTTATTTTAGAATTAAATGTCAATGATAAGAATGAAGTTGAATTTGTAATGATAGATACTGAGACAAGAATTGTTAAACCACTTAACGCGGGTTCAGGTTATGAGAGAACAATATCTTCATTAGCACTTCGTAGTGTTTTAACTAAGATTTCGTCACTACCCAAACCAAACATTGTAGTCATGGACGAGGTTTTCGGTAAAATAGCTGATGAAAATCTTGAAATGGTTGGAGAATTTTTTAAGAAGATTAAAAACTATTTTGAACACATTTTAGTCATATCACATAATCCTTTAATACGTAATTGGTCGGATAATATTATCATGGTTAAAAAGGATGAAAATGTGTCATCAATAGAATACGTTACAACTAAAATATCTTAGTTTGGATATTTGAAAAATTAAACTTATATTTGTTAAAACAAAACTTATAACATGGAATTAAAGGAAATTAAAAATTTTGGTCTTTACGCTAAAGACAATGGTATTGGGTCATTAAAATTACATCAATATAACAAACTAATCGAGAGTAGTTTAACCCCTTATATTCTTGAGGAAAGACAGATGAACGTAACTGTAATGGACGTTTTTTCAAGGTTAATGATGGAAAGAATCATTTGGGTTGCTGGTGAAGTAAATGACCACATGTCGACAATTGTACAGGCTCAACTCATGTTTCTTGACAGTATTGACCACAATGATATCACAATGCATATAGATAGTCCCGGTGGTTCAGTTAAATCGGGTCTTTCTATGGTTAATGTTATGGAATACATAAAATCTGACATTAGAACAATATGTACAGGGATGGCCGCTTCCATGGGTTCAGTATTATTAGGTGCGGGAACTAAAGGTAAAAGAGGTGCGTTAGAGGATTCTGAAATCATGTTACACCAATCTTCAGGGGGTGCAGTTGGTAATATTCAAGATGCTGAAATCACCATGAAATGGTGGAAGAAGAAAAACGACAGACTATTTGAATTATTGGGTAAGTATTGTGATAAGTCAAAAGAAACTGTAATGGAAGACGCATCTAGAGACTTTTGGTTAACCGCTGAAGAAGGAGTTAAATACGGTATAATAGACGAGGTTGTTCGTAAAAAATAAAAACATAGCATTTGTAGATAATTTTAAAAGGGAGTTCAACTCCCTTTTTTTGGATATTTATAATAAAACATAATATTATGAAAATAAATAAACAAGATGTTTTATTGGTCATTATCGTAGTTCTTGCAGGATATTCAATCTTACAAATGAAAGATATTAAAACAGATGTTGGATATTACAACACTAAGATTGATTTAATACAAAAGGAAATCGATTCAGTCCAAGTAGAGAATGAAAAAATAACCGAAAAAATCTCAATAATAGACCATCAGGTGAACAATATTGATGGTGACATTGAAAGAGTGACAAAGAACATAACAATTATTAAAAATCAAACAAATGAAAAAATTGATGCTGTTAATGAGTTTACTTTTAGTGACCTCGCTAAGTTTTTCTCAGACCGTTACGAAGGAAAAATCGATAGTACAGGATACGATAGTACCTCTCAAAACCCCAATCGCTAAGTTAGTAATAAAAGATTTATTAAAGGGTGATGGTGCGGTCATAGAAGTAAAAGAACTTGAGAACGTCATAAAATTAAAGGACGAACAGATTGGTCTTTTAAAACAAAAAGACACCCTTAAGGATCAAAAAATATTTAACTTAGAAACAATAATTTTAAAAAAGGACGAACAATTTTCTCTTGAAAGACAAAAATCGGAAAGTTTATTAAAAGAACTTAAAGGTGAGAGAAGAAGAACCTTTTTATATAAAGTGGGTACGTTTGTTGGAATTACTGCGACCTCTTTTTTACTTTTAAAATAAATGAAAAAAATTAAATTTTTAGAATTAAGAAATTTTATAATATTATTTCTTATTATGGTTACAATACTACAATATTGTAATCCTGGTGGGATTATGCCAAACAGAATAAAATATTCCACAGTAGTGGACTCGATACCATATCCGGTACATGACACAATACCATATGAGGTTCAGGTTGAGGTAGAAGTACCATATGAAGTAGAAGTTAAAGTTCCATATGAAGTACAGGTTATACAGTCTGTTGACACTGCAAACATATTAAAAGATTTCTATGCTAAAAATAAAATTACAGAAACACTAACATTACCTGATGGAGTTGGTACCTTAGTTTTAAATCAAGTGGTCAGTGAAAATAAAATTATAGAAAGAAACATCTCCAATTCAAAAATTAAAAAACAAATAGTTTTAGATACATTAAGGATACCTGAAGTGCCGAAAAATAAGTTTTATTACGGGTTTAATTTTAGTACCAACAAAGAGGATTTTATAAATTCAATGGGAGTTGGTATGATGATGAAAACAAAAACGGATAAAATTTATAGAATCGATTTAGGATTAAATAATCGAATATTTGATGGTAATGTTGGGAAATTCTCACCTTATATTGGTGGTGGGGTTTATTGGAAAATAAAATCAAAAGATAACCAATTCTAATTTTGAATATAAAGACTTATACACTTTTTATATATGGTACATTTGAAGACCATGAGGAAGTGGAATACTTCTGCATGGAAGTGATGTCCAATTCTACGGCAGTAAAAACTTTACGATACGTTATTGAAAACAATAACAATATAATTGTTATATTTGATTCTGAGATGGAACCAAAAAATCTATCTACAGAACTATTAACTTTTATGATAAATGACACTATAAAGTATTATTTATTATATCCTCTAGATACGTTAATTACGGCTCACTTACCCGAAAAACTTAAAGATTTTATATTTAAACCACAAGAGTTTAATGTCAATATAAAAGTAGAATACATTAAACCAAACAAAAAAAACTACGATTTAGATGAGGTTTTAGAAAAAATAGAGAAAAGTGGGGTGGATAGTCTTACAGACGATGAAAAGAATTTTCTCGACAATTTTGATAAGTGAAATATTTTTGTTATTTTTATTCTATAAACAAAACTAACACTTATGAAAAAATCAGTTATTATCAGCACTGAAGAAATACAACAGTATATAAAAGATATTAGAAAGATTCCTGTAATTTCTCACGAAAGACAAGAAGAAATTTTTAAACAATTAAATAATAAAAACCTCGCCAAATCAGAAAAGAATAAACTTTTCAACGAATTAATAGTTGGTAATTTACGTTTTGTCATATCCGTTGCTAAGATGTACCAAAACCAAGGAATGGATATTATGGATTTAATTTCCGAAGGTAATATTGGTTTAATTAAAGCGGCAGAAAAATTTAACCCAAGTAGTGGTTTAAAATTTATTTCATATGCAGTATGGTGGATAAGACAATCAATCATGGCATCTCTTAACGAGAACGCTAGGACAATTAGAATACCATCTAATTTAGTTCAGGAGGCACAAAAACAAAAAAAGAAAGATGAAATATTAGAAGAGGATAATTTTTTAGTTTCTGATGACCCAAGTCCGGCAAATAACCTACCATACTGTGTTGGTCTTTTTAGTGAAATAAATGAGGATGGGGATACTTTAATTGACGTGATACCAAATAGAGATGCCGATTCACCCGAACAATTTTTAAATTCAACCGAGGAAATTAAAAAGAAAGTAAATCTTATGTTGAGTGTTTTAGATGAAAGGGAAAAGATAATTATTATAAAATATTTCGGTTTGACGGGTGTTGAATCAAATTTAGATGATTTGGGAGAAGAATTTGGATGTACCAAAGAAAGAATAAGACAATTAAAAGATAAGGCCATCAAAAAACTTAGAAATGAAAGTTTTGGTCTATTAAACTATTTATAAAAATAAAAAATATGGAAAATATTATTGAATTTTTAAAAAAACATAAAACTAAACTATTAGTGATATTAGTTGTTTTCTTATTTTTTAAATCTTGTGGTAGTTCACGTAATTTAGACAAACAAGAAAAAACCAATAAAGAACAAACACAAATTATCGATAGTTTAACGTTGGTAACAAAAACACAAAAGGATTTAATTAAAAATGAAAAAATAAAAGTTCATACTTTTTATGATAATTGGATTAGTGAAAAAAACAGGAGCCCACAATTAATGGAACTTCATTCAGTTGTTAAAGATAACATAAGAAAAGAAGAAGAATCTAAATGAAAAATTGGATAAATAAAAATTACAAAACATTAATTATTGCGGCATTTTTGGTCCCAATCATAACTGTTGCAATTGTTTCAATTTCACACGTTACAATATGGTATGGTATATCAAACCCCGTAACGTGGTCTGTTTATTTGTCCATAGGTATTGAAATAGCCGCGTTATCTGCGTTAGCTGCAATATCTGCAAATATGGGATCTAAAGTTTATTTCCCATTTGCAATTGTTACCATAGTTCAATTCATCGGTAACATATTTTTTGCATACACATTTATCGATATTAACTCACAACAATTCAAAGATTGGGTTGATTTAGTTTCACCCTTAGTTGAATATATGGGAGTAGAACCAACTGATTTTGTTGGACATAAAAGGTTCTTAGCTTTCTTTGCTGGAGGTATGTTACCTGTTATTTCACTTTCTTTCTTACATATGTTAGTGAAGTTTACCGAAGAGGATAGAAAAAAACAAATTGATATTAAAGAAGAGGTTAAAGAAACAATTAATGAAATTGTTAAAGAACCTGAACAAACTGAAAGTAAAATAGATGCTAGCGACTTGGTAAGTGAAATATCAAGATTAAGATTATCGGATAACGATTTAAAAATATTGGAGGAGGTATTATTAAACCCACCATCACCAAATGAGAGATTAGTAGAGGCTGCCAAGAGGTATCAAGAAAAAACTAAAAAAGAATCTGAACTTAGTGATGATGAAATACTAAAAAGAGCGGAAGAAATTAAACTTTCTAAAATATTTGAAAAATCCGAAGAAATAAAAAAATCTCGTGAAGAAGAAAACGGGCCAGATAATATAGAGGACGAACCATTCGTGTTAGCGAATAGTCAATATAAAGAAGATCACTTCGAGAAGGAAATATCGGAAGATTCAACGATAAATGAAGGTATCGTAGAAACAAACGATAAAGAAAAACAACGAGAACTTCTTGTACAAATGATGGAAGAAGATGAGAAAGATGGTTTGTATGATGATTGGGATAGTACCTTTAATGATGGTTTAGATGATGAATCAATTGAACATCCAATAGAGGATGATGATTTATTCCATTACATCCCAACCGAAGAAGAAGAAGAACAAAATTTTTCCACTATAGAGGAAGATTCCACAAATATTTTCCACGATGAGGAAGTTATTAACGAAACTCCAATTTCAGTTGAAGAAAAGACATTAAATTTAAGGCAGGTTGTTTTTGAAGAAAGTACCATTCTTGAAACCCCTCAAATAGAAGTTGTTTCCAATGTAGAAGAACCTCAACCACAATCAACCCCATTAATTGAAAATGAAGAGGTTGAAAAAAAAAATTTTTAATAGAAGAGAACCTCTCAGAGGAGGTGGTAAACAACCCCTCAAACACGGAAGATTTTCTATCCTTAGATTTGGAGGAACCAACCCCAATCTCAACTCCTGATAACTTATATTGGGAAATTGATGATGAGATTACACCTACTGAAGAAAATTTTTTAAACGAACAAGTACCAACTGAACAACCCATAATAAAAAAAATAGTTTCTAGAAATGTTGGTAATTCAAGACGTAGACGTTTTAGATAAAAATAAATTAAACGTTTCAAAGAGGAAAAGTAAAAAGACTCAAATTTTACTTTACGACACTCAAAGACGAGTTGACGATTTTATACAAAAAATAAAGTATCGTAAAAACGGTAATTACGAAGATATTCCCCATTTTGTAATTAGTAAATTGGGGATGGTGTATCAAATATTTGATTCCAATTATTCGTCTAAAACATTTAATAATCCAAAAATAGACACTAAACAAATCAAAATCGCAATAGAAAATCTTGGATGGTTGAATAAAAATACCATTACCGGGGTTTATGTAAATTGGGTTGGAGATTCTTATAGATCAGAACCATTAATAAAAAATTGGAGAAATTATTACTATTGGGACAAGTATAATGATGTTCAAATGGAAAAAATCTCAGAATTATGTGATTTTTTATGTGACAAACACGAGATTTTTAAACAACACGTACCGTCACAGGGGTTTTTCGAAAATGCATCAAAATTTAACGGAATTGTATGTAAATCCAATTTCTCAAATATTTATACAGATATAAACCCATCATTTAATTTTAGAATATTATTTAATCATGCAAAATAGGAAAAACGTAGGATACGATGAAACCAAAAGAATGTTGAACACATTAAGAAGACTTAATGAGTCAACCAAAAGTAGTGGTATCTTAAAAGAACAAGGGTCAGAAAACATGACACCAACGGAAGATAATGTTGACAACATAAACGATGTTGATGTTAAATTAATTTCAACAGATAAATCAGACATGAAATTAACCGACGACCAAAAAAACAGTATATCAGGACTAATAGATTCTTTCAGAGAACAAGTATCCCAAATTGCAAATTTAGAACCGGGTTTAACTTTTAATATGAACCAAATAAGGTTAGATGGTAATATATCAGATGTTGATTTATCTTTTGTCTTAATTGCTGGAGATGATTCGGGTTTATTTATTAATGCGGACATGTTAAAAGTAGAAGACGAGGTATTATCAACAATTGACAAATTATCAAAATTCCAGTTAATATTTGAGGACACAATGAATCCGATAATTAGACAAAGAAATAGTAATATATAATGCCCTTAACAGACTCAGATAAAAGAGAAATCGAAAGAATCACCAAAAAGGAGATAAAAAGTTTTATGGACTCAACACAAGCCCATAAGGTTGTTGTTGATATGGTGAAAAAAGAAATGGGAACAAGGGATATAAATGATAAAGTTATTGACTTATCAACCAAGGTTGTTGTTGAGTTATTTAAAACATTATGGCAAAGAAAGTCATTTTGGGAAAACGCATTAAAAAATGTTAAATAAAGATAAACATATTAGACCCGACATCGAGGGTGAGATGGAAGAAATCCAAAGGTTTTCTCAAGAGTTAAGTCGTGATGAAGATATCGAAGTTTCGGTGGATGAAGTCATTAAGTCACTTAAAAAATCGGAGGAACAATCTCTAACTAATGACATATGGAACGTATTAGAAAATACAGAATCCAATGAAATTGAATTGGGGGATTGGAAAACAGTTAATAGAATTGCACGGGAGTATAAAAAAACCAGTCCTAAAATACTTAAAAAGGCAATTGAAAGTGGGGAATATAAAAGACCATTAATCGCTGAATTAGATGGTAGATATATCCTAATGGCTGGAAATACACGACTTTGTACCGCGGCCGCAATGGGAGTTAATCCTAAAGTATTTATCGCTAAAATCGATACAATAAACGAAAGCGAAGAAATTAAAGGTGGGTTAGCGGATAATAAAACATTGGTACAAATAGCAAAGAAACATGATGCTAAAGGTTATTATCATATTCAAGACATGATTAAATATCTCAAGAATCAACTTGAGATGGGTTTAAAAGTGGAAATGGAACATACTGATAATAAAGATGAGGCTAAGGAAATTGCTTTAGACCATCTATGGGAAGACCCAAGTTATTATTCTAAATTGAAAAAAATAGAAACCAAAGAATCTATGGGTGCCGATTCATCCGGTGCATTTGTTGGACCTGCTTTTGGTGGTGTTATAAAGAAAAAAGATTTATATAAACCAAATAACTTTAAAAAATATAATGTTAATGAGGTTGTAGATTCATCTTCAGTGGGTGCATATGATGCACCATTTG